CAATCCAGTAAAATCCACAGAAATACCAAATGAAGATGGTTATGTACAAATTGATTTGATGATTGGTGATTTAAATTTCATGATTAAGGCTTTATCCGGAGCACCAGAATCAAAATATAAAGCTGCGTTAAGAAATATTCTATTAATGAATATTATGTCACATAGTTATGAACCAACCGAAGATCCAAATAAGATGAAGAGATATCAATTTAATTGGAAAAAAGGTCTTCAAAGTGCGGATGTTATAACAAATGAAAAAGGTAAACAAGAAAAACAAAATATAAAAACTGTTTATACTGATATGGACGATGTTGCTGAATTTTTATTTGGCAAAAATGTAACATTTAATGATATTAACACTTTAGAAAAACTAATTAAATTAGTGAAAGGTAATACTTTTCGTTATAAAAACAAAAGAACTGAAATCTTAAATGATTTCAAAAAGGAATTGGATAGATTAAAAGTAAAGTTATGAAAAGAGCAACAGGAAAAAGCAATCTCGACATAGTTAAAGATTATGTTGAGGGAAACCGCCCATTTATTCAAGTTGGTTATGATCCTAACTTGAACAACAGTAAAAGAAAAGAAGGTGAAGAATGGGAAGATGGTCAAGGAAATAAATGGGTTTGGAAAAATGGAAGTAAAAGAAAAGTATCCAAACTCGGACAAATAAAAATTGATCAAAGATGTAGTATCTGTAATGCAGATATGAAATTTGGCAATTATTTAGATGATAGATTTTATCCTAAAACAGGCAAGTGTTATGATTGTACTATTTCATTTGATAGTAAATTAAAAGTATTAGGTGTTTATGCGGACTATGAAAGATATAAAATCTATAATAGTATGCTTTCAGAAATGAAAGATTTTAAGAAAAATATTACTGATAGTATTGAATATTTGGAAAAGAATCCAGAAGAAAAGTTACAATTTTTTAATGATGATGGTAGTCAAGAATTCTGGACGGATGATACTACACAAATACAAAAAGTATTGTCTGATTTAAAAGAAGATTTGAAAAATGTTGAGGAAAATATTGCAAAAGCAAATGAAGAATTGGGTAAATTAAATTATAATTCTGAAATTGAAACTAAAGCCAAACAAATGGTTTTGGATAAATTAAATCAATGAGTACTCCAAAGACACTTAAAGAAGTAATTAAGGAGGAATATAAGAAATGTCTTGTAGATCCAATTTACTTCATGAAAAAGTATGTTAAGATTCAACATCCTATTCGTGGAACTGTAAACTTTGATTTATATCCATTTCAAGAAGAAGCTTTAACAGACTTGGTTGAACATGATTTTAATATCATATTAAAGTCTAGACAAATGGGTATTAGTACATTAACCGCAGCATATAGTTTGTGGTTAATGGTATTTCATAAAGATAAAAATGTTCTTTGTATTAGTATTAATCAAGAAACATCTAAAGAAATTGTAACCCGTGTAAGATTTGCAAATGACAATCTTCCTTCTTGGTTGAAAGTAAAAGAACAAGAAGATAACAGATTAAGTTTAAGATTAACAAATGGTTCACAAATTAAAGCCGTATCATCTGCCGGTACATCAGGTCGTTCTTCTGCATTGTCATTGTTGATTATTGACGAAGCTGCATTCATTGATAACATTGAAGAAATTTGGTTGTCCGCTCAATATACATTAAGTACTGGTGGTAGAGCAATCATGTTAAGTACACCAAATGGTGTTGGTAATTTCTTTCATCAAACTTGGGTAAAGGCAGAAGCCAAAGAAAATAAATTTAATACAATTAGACTTCCATGGCATTTACATCCAGAAAGAGATCAAGCTTGGAGAGATAAACAAACCGAACTATCAGGTGTAAAAGGTGCAGCACAAGAATGTGATTGTGACTTTGCAACTACTGGTAATGGTATTGTTGATGTTGCCACAATTGATTTTTATAAACAAAGCAAGGTAAAAGATCCAATTGAAATGAGAGGATTGGATCATGGTTATTGGATTTGGGAATATCCAGATTATAGTAGAAACTATATAGTTAGTGCTGACGTTGCAAGAGGTGATGGTGCAGATTATAGTGCATTTCAAGTTATTGATGTAGAATCATTGACTCAAGTAGCAGAATATAAAGGACAGATTGGTACTAAAGATTATGGCAATATGTTGGTTAGTGTTGCGACTGATTATAACAATGCTTTATTGATTGTAGAAAATGCGAATGTTGGTTGGGCTGTTTTACAACAAATAATAGATAGACAATATCCAAATACCTTCTATAGTAGTGCAGACCTACAATATGTAGATGTAGAAAGACAATTGACTAATAAGATCAATAGAGATGAAAAGAAAATGATTCCTGGTTTTACTAATAGTCAGAAAACCAGACCATTGTTGATTTCAAAATTGGAAACATATTTTAGAGAAAGATCTGTAGAAGTAAGATCTATTAGATTTTTGGATGAATTATCCGTGTTTATTTGGGATGGTAATAAAGTAGCTGCAATGAAAGGTTATAATGACGACTTAGTAATGGCAATGAGTATTGGATTGTGGGTAAGAGATACAGCATTGAAGTTAAGACAACAAAGTATGGATCTAAATAGATCAATGTTAGGTGGAATTACAAGAATAGGCGGAACTCAAAACATTTATAAAGCACAAACTATTAGTAGCCAAGAAGCATGGCAAATGACAACAGGAAAAATAACAGATAAAAAAGAAAACCTAACTTGGTTATTGTAACATATTTATATATATAAAACTATGGCAAACGAAGAATTTCAAATATTAAAACAAAGATCTTTATATTCAAAATTAAAGAGACTTTTTTCCACCGATGCGGTAATTCGTAATGTAGGTGGTAAGAAATTAAAGGTAGTAGATACAGATGAAGTAATGTATGCTACTGACCGTAATACACTTAGAGATCGTTTTAATAGAATTAGAACATCTTCATATAATCAATATAGCAGAGACTTTACATTAAGTTATCAAGCTGCTCGTATTGAATTATTTCGTGATTATGATACCATGGATATGGACCCAATCATTGCATCTGCACTAGACATTTATGCAGATGAATGTGTAACTAAGAATGAATTGGGTGAAATTCTTGTAATTCATTCAAGTAATGATAATATCAAACAAATTCTTTATAATTTGTTCTATGATATTCTTAATATTGAATTTAATATGTGGAGTTGGACTAGAAATCTTGTAAAATACGGCGATTTCTATTTGAAAATGTATATTAGTCCAGAATATGGTGTTTACATGGTAGAACCAATTAGTGCGTACAATGTTACCCGTGTAGAAAATAGTGATTTAACAAATAAGAACTATGTTAAATTCCAAATCAATTTGCCAGAGGGTGGAAGATTAGAAGAATTGGAAAATTATCAAGTTGCTCATTTTAGAATGTTGAGTGATAGTAATTTCATTCCATATGGTAAAAGTATTATTGAAGGTGGTAGAAGAGTTTGGAAACAATTATCTTTGATGGAAGATGCAATGTTAATTCACCGTGTAATGCGTGCTCCAGAAAAGAGAATATTTAAGGTTGATGTAGGTAATATTCCACCATCTGAAGTGGATCAATATATGCAAAAGTTGATGGACAAGATGAAAAAGGTTCCATACATTGATGAAAGAACAGGCGATTATAATCTTCGTTTTAATCTACAAAACATGGTAGAAGACTTTTATCTACCAGTTCGTGGTAGTGATAGTGGTACTAGTATTGAACCATTGAGTGGTATGGAATTTAATGGTATTGATGATATTGAATATCTTCGTAACAAAATGTTGGCTGCATTAAAGATACCAAAGGCATTTTTGGGTTATGAAGAAGATTTGAGTGGTAAGGCAACACTTGCAAGTGAAGATGTAAGATTTGCAAAGACAGTAAACAGAGTACAAAGAATTTTGATCAGTGAATTAAACAAAATTGCAATGGTACATTTGTATGCTCAAGGGTATAAAGATGCATCATTGGTTGATTTTACATTAGAATTAACTAATCCGTCAGTAATTTTTGAAAAAGAAAAGATTGCTATTTGGCAAGACAAAGTAAATCTTTCCAAAGACATGATGGAAACTAAGTTATTTAGTAAGAAATGGATATATGAAAATGTATTTAAGATTTCTGAAGAAGATGTAGATATTCAAAAGAATGATTTGGTTGAAGATGCTAAACAATCTTACAGATTCAAACAAATTGAAGATGAAGGTATTGATCCTGCTAAACCATTCAATAAAATTAAACCAGAAGAAGGTGGTGAAGGCGGCACTGGTGGAGGTGAAACTGGTGCAGAAGCTGGTGGAGGTGAAGCTGGTGGAACTGAAACAGGTGGTGCAGAGGCCGGAACGGAAACAGGAGGTGAAACAACAGGAGGTGAAACTGGTGGTGGTGAAGCTCCTGCATTAACAGAAAAATCTCTTAGGTCATATAAAAGACCATCACAAAAAGGATCTCACAAAAAGAGAAAAGATATTGCGTTTGGATATGATCCATTAGGAAGCAAAGAAAATGTATCGCAATCTCAAACTGATCCATTAAGACAAGGTTCCAAAACCAAATCTCCATTGAGTTTAGAGGGTTTAAATGACTTTTTAAAAACTACTTCTCAAATCAAAACAGAACTTTTAAATGAAACAAAAAGTCTATCGATGTTAGACGAAAAAAATATTATTGAATAATCCATGTAAATAGTATATTAAAAATGATTTTTACTATAAATTTACTATATTTATAAAATAACGAAGATTAAATTATATGCACAAAGCTAAGCATTCAAAGTTTAGAAACACAGGAATATTGTTTGAATTGCTCACTCGACAAGTGACATCAGATATTTTGTCTGGAAAAGACGAATCTTTTGCCAAGAATATTCTATTTAAATACTTTTCTGAAAGTAAAGAATTAGGCAAAGAGTTACAATTGTATAACTTTTTAGTTAATGAAGTTGCAAAAGACGAAACACAAGCTGAAAAGTATATTGAAATTGTTTTAAAACAAAGAGACAAACTAAATCAAAAGTCATTAACATCTGAAAAATATAATTTAATCAAAGAAATCAAAGATGTTTATCCAATTAATGATTTATTTAAGTCTAGTATTAAGAATTATAAAGTCTTAGCTTCAATATATAAAATTTTTGAAAATCACGGTGATAAAAATTCTAAGTTTGATGTAAAAGAAATTGTTACATCCAGAACTTGTATTGTTGAAAATTTATGTGGCATTAAAAAAGTTAATAAAGAAACCGAAGATGAAATGATTAATGTTTATAAACAACAAAACGAAGAAGTTCGTCTTTTGAGTTATAAAATATTGGTCGAATCTCTAAATGAAAAGTATAAAGATTTGGATTCAAACCAAAAGAATTTATTAAAAGAATATATTAATAGTATAAGCAATACAAATTCATTGAAAACATTAATTGACAGTGAAGTAACTAATGTTAAGAAACAATTGGCTGAATTAACCAATAAAATTTCTGATGATGTCATTAAGATCAAAATTAATGAAACTGTAAAACAACTTGATAATGTTAAAAAATTTAATCTCGTTAAAGACAATCAAGTAATGGTTCTATTGTTATCATATGAATTGATAAAGGAAATCAAAAATCAAATTTAATATGAACGAAGCCAAAGAAATTATTAAGTCAGATGAATCTTTGAAACAAAAAATCAAAGAATTAATTAAACAAGTAATGGACGAAATTACTACTTCTGCTGCTGCAGGTAGTGGAGAAGGTTCTGCCGGTGTACCAAGAGTTCCTACTTGGGTTTCTAAAAATAAAAAGGGTAGACCAGATGTAGCTACTGCTCTTGGATATACTCTTGCAAAACCAGTAAATGAAGCTGCCGAACCAGGAGCTGTTCCACAACAAGATCCAAACGCACAACAAACACAACAAGGACAAGAAGATCCAAATTTATATGATGCTAAATCTGATTTAAGTGATTTTGAAACTAGAGTATCACAATCTACTTTACAAAACAAAGGAACTTTTCAAAACAAAATAATGAGCAAAATTGGAAACAAACAAGTCCAATTAAGAGCATCAAAAGGATATGGTCAACCAGAAAAAGATTATATAGTGAATGTTTCTGGTGTAAGTATTGATTTTTACTATGAAAAATATGTAATAGTAGTCAAAGGTAGAGAACAAGGTAAACAAAAAGAAAGTGAATACTTTGTTAAAGCACCATACCAAATCAAAATTTTAGGTAATGCAGTTGTTACACCTTCCGTAAAGAAGAAACAACAACAAGCTCCAGCAACACCAGTTGCTCCTGTTGTACCAACAAACACTGCAACAAAAGGAGTATAATATATATGAATAAAAAACTATTAGTAGATTGTATAACATTTGATGTAGATAAATCTGTACTTAAAGAAGCAATGTCTAAAGGTGGACCATTGGTTGTACAAGGTGTTCTACAAAGAGCCGAAGCAAAAAATCAAAACGGTAGAGTATACGGCAAAGAAATTTTACAAAGAGAAGCTCAAAAATATGATGAAAATTTCATCAGAGAAAGAAGAGCACTAGGCGAATTAGATCACCCAGACAGTAGCGTTGTGAACTTAAAGAATGTAAGTCACAATGTAAAAAGAATGTATTGGAATGGTAATGATTTAATGGGCGAAGTAGAAATTTTAACTACACCAAGTGGCAATATTTTAAAAGAATTACTCAACTGTGGTATTAAGTTGGGTATTAGTTCCAGAGGAATGGGAAGTGTTAAAAAGAATGTACATGAAGGTACCGATGAAGTTCAAGATGATTTTGAATTGATTGCATTTGACTTTGTTAGCAATCCATCAACCAAAGGTGCGTTTATGTTTCCATCTGGAGAACAATCTTTACAAGAAGGAGTTGTAAAAAACCCATTAACAAACAAATGGGA